TCATATCCGCAAAGAGTTTGTTAATTGCATCCTGAGAAGTGAGTACTTTAAAAATTTCCCCGGGCGAGCGCAGATCAAATACCGGGATCACCCCGAATCCATTTTCTTCTGTATTTTCCAATGTATAAGATGATTCGCCTGGGTCTTTTTTGTCCGTTACCCAGTGCTCAATTCGATCCCGATAGTAGAGCGTAATTTCATTTTTTTTATCTTCCCGCTCAAATTTTTTAGCGGCAAACCGTTTTTTGCGCGGATCGGCGTCCTCATAAAACACATGGCACATGCGGGGATCATTATAGTAGAGTACGACCTCATCGTCCTGTTTCCATACGATCACATAGGACTGTGAGGTAACCAGACTCGCTGCGTGTGCATCGTCCGCCTCAAGATCGATATGTAATTTATCAAAAATATCTTTTAGTTTTTGATCTATACTCTCATCCTGCGTAGTAAAACCAGTTAATTGCAGCCGGTCCAGAGCTGCATCCACAACGACCGACATCCAATTAATCTCAAAGTGTGCATTGATTTTGTCGAAAGTATTTCTTAATCTCTCGGTCGAGTACACGAGAGGTTGCGGGCCATCGTAGTAACTAAACAACGTATCCAGTTTTTTGTGCTTTCCGTCAATCGTCTCAAACGCCAGTTTAATGTCCGCCCGCGCCGGATCATCACCAACTATTGGGGTAACTAGTCCATTTACTTTTTTGTTAATCATATCCGCTCCATGATCGTGCTTTTGCTGCTGGTCGATCGTCATCAAAAAATGCCATCACTACAGCGTCTCCATCATCTGTTGATCGACCAAGCCGTTTTTTAATATCATCCTTACTCTCTATCTGTATTTTACCACCGGACATAACCCGCCACTTGGGGGATGTGAGGTCTCCGGTCAATTTATCATCGGGAGGTAATGCGATTTCATCGTTCTGCAGACGTTCCCTCAACCCCCACCAGGCAGCCGCGCGTTTATTTACAAACATGAGTTCCCCACTTTTATCTTTCGCATTTGTTTTTTCCGCTGCATTAAAAGGAGATGCATTAACACCCGTCTCCCTTAATCTGTCATATACACCGGCTCCAATCCCGATCACATCAATCACGGCTATGCCTCGTTGCTCTGCGCGCATAATACCTGTGATCCGTCCCGCGGTCTGCATGGTATCCTCCTTGGCATAGCGGCGCAACTCTGAGATACTGTCTCCATGCCTCAATGCCAGCACTGTTTTATCATCCCCGCTCCGCCCAATGTCGCAACCCACTCCCACAAAATCGCCAAACTCGCGTGGTCTCTCTTGCCACTCTAACCAACGTTGGTTTGCGCGCTCAATCCATGCCAGAGAGATAACTCCGTCCTCATCGCTGCTGGCAAACTCGCCCAACACACGGTTTTGATAGACTGCTGATTCCTCGCCCCATTGTCGTTTACGATCCTCCACCCAATCAGGAGATATGCGACCGGCTTTGATACACTCATCTACAGTAACATGTCTTACATGCCAGTCCTCATAACCCGGTTTGCGCGACTGGATATCGTAAAATCGCCCGTTGGGCTCCCCGGGTGTAGAACAAGCCAGCCAGTAGGTATCCCCCACACTAAACGCACCCTCGGCACTGTCCCAGGTGTCGGGCGGGATAGTTTTGGACTCATCAAAAATGTATAATAAATTTTCTGCGTGTGCACCCTCGATCAGGGCTGAGTTATCCGAGGCCATCGCAAACGCCTCACCAGTAGTCAGTTTTAATGACAGACTCATGAGCTCTTGTTTTTGGGTGGGTGGGTCACGCTGGATTTTGCCCCAGTCTAAGCGCCGGCCCCACTTATGTATCTCAGGCCATAAAAATTTGGTCAGCTGCCGCCATGCGCTGGCAGTCGTGGGGATTTTCCAGTCCTCACCATCCCGCGTGAGAGCAAACCACCAGATAACCCAGGACATCAATGCGGTTTTGCCTAGTCCGTGCGGACCACGCACACTCACGCGCCGGTGCTCTGTTATGGACATCAGTATCTCATCCTGATAGGCTGATGGTTCATCATCTCCCCATAAAATACAGTCATGGACAAAAGCCATTGGATCATCTCGGTACTGGCGCGCAAAACTGGTTTTGATCCCGCGCCTGCGCTGCTCAGTCCGTATCTGATCCAGTGTCGGTAGCTGATCTAAGGATATCCTCAAGTTGTTCGAGTTGCTCATCTGTTAATGCGGATAGATTGATGGGCTTTCCTCCGCTGGTAACGTCCATCATCTGTTTGGGTTTGCCGATCATGCGGTCAAGTATCTCGGTGGATACCGCCTGTTTGATGTGCTCCTTGCGAGAGTCCAGGCCTGAGATTTTGACCTCGGCCGCGCGCTCGGTGGCATCCGCCAGGAGTAACCGCGCTTTGAGCGCTGTCTGCGTTTTTAGCTCCAGCGCTAATATATTTAGATTTTCCCGTACATCAGCCGGCCAACTGTAAAATCTTGTCTTGCCTATACCGGCATTACGATAGCCAGCTGTATCCGTACTGACCTCTGAGCGTGCAAACACATAATCCCGCTCAGCTTCACCCAGTTGTTCTATTTTGGATATTAAATCGTTCATAATCAGTTCTGTTTTGGTTCAGTTCTGTTCCCTAGGAGTCCGTTTTCAGTTCGTTTTTTTCCAACTCCTGCACAAACTCATCATCATCATATATCACCACTCGCAGGTATCTCCCGCGTAGATCATGCAGGATAGTCAGTACATCCCCACACGTTTCCGGCAGATCCAGCTCTACCCGGATTCCGCCATCGGCGAGTGTTTTTACCCGGCACACAGTAGCCGGGAAATCAGCGAGTGAATTCATGCATTCTCCGTCCTTATCTCAACCTCGTTCCCTTCTTCGTCCTCTATGGTTGTTCTCACAAAATCTACCGGCGGTACGTGTGTACCATACTCGCAGTCATGCCCCTCTATCACCGGATAGAGTTTTCCACACCCATGACATTCCGCGTAGTAGTCTGACATATCCCCATTATAGCATAATTCAACGCCTGAATTTTACATGCTGTGAGGAATTAATAGAACATAAATAGAACGTATTGTTAAGAGTTTGTTAACAAATATAAATACCCTTGACAAACCCAAACGTTTGGCATATACTATAGATAATCAAGTAACAAAAAAAAGGAGAGATGAGATGAACGCAAACTGGCAAGAGCAAATAACGGAAAATTATGCGGAAATTAAAAAATACAATTACTTGGGAATCCGCGGGACGCGTCAAGACGAAGATTACAAAATTGGCGATTATGCCAGAAATAGTTACGATTGGGACGCTGAAAATGATTGCTCATCCGACGAGCAACTTGATGGCACATCAACGATCCAGATTGATACTGCCTGGCTCGATGACGCAGATGACCTAATCAGCCGCATAGAGGATAGCATTGCAGACGTAGATTGTTATCATGGTCATCAGGTAGTTTTACTAGGCGGAGATTATGGCACACCGGGTACTGATGGGGGCGAGGTCGTTATAGGCAATGCAAGAGTAATGGCAATCCTTAAATAGAGTCGAAACTCCCCGATTTGGGGAGTCCACCGGAAACAGCCTACCGGTGCTGATGAGACAGGCTAAAAAGGAGAGATAAAATGAACACACTAACTTATTACGTACCAACCAGCACGGATTACTACGGTATCGCCGGCGAGCATGAGGCAGAGTGTACTGCCAGGGTCGAGAAACGCAAAATCGAGGAAAATTTTCCGAACGTTATAGTCGAGTTGGTTGAGGAGACACAGTCGTATGGCCATCGCAACGAACATGCTTTATCCATTTTTCAGATTCTTTCACCTTGATCCTTGGAAGAACGCGAAGCATAGAATTGTTATCAATTTCTACACAAACCGCTCTGCAAGATTCTGCAATTATTTTCATTCCCAATACTCCTTTCTGTGCTTTGGAACGGTTTCATTCCATTCGTCCATCTTGTATCCTTCTTCTTTGCGCTTCTTCCAATGAGCCTGTTTGTTCGCCCTGGTATGCGCCTTCCCTTCCATGTGGCATTTGTGGCAGACTGCCTGACAGTTCTCAAGGGTATCGAATACTCCACCGTGTTTGTGGTAAAGGCAGTGATTTACGTCCTGTGATCTGCGCACTCCGCATACTTCACAGAGAGGATACTTCGCCAAAAGCGCATGTTTGAGAAGGCGATAATTATCATTCACAGCCAAAAAATCCCGATGAGAAGGCACCCAGCGATCATTCCGATCATAACAAGAACGATCATCAAACATCCTGCTGCTGATTGCGCATTTTCGTCTGGTTTCCAAATGTTTTTCATTTTATTTTCCTAGAATGGAATTTGTTCGTCCATTACTTCTGATTCCTGCTTCTTCTGCGTTGAAAGGAATCGTACTGTCTGCGCAAAGACCTCATAATTCGCACCAAATACGCCACTGTTTGATGTCCATACCTTTGGATGTCCATTTTCTCCGGGATTCAGCACGCCTTCTACGAGAACCATAGAACCTTTCGACAGATATTCGTTGCAGGCTTCCGCCATCTTCCCGAATACCGACACCTTGAACCAGGTAGTAATCTTCTGTGTATTTCCGCTACTGTCTTTGTAACTGCGGTCTGTTGCTACGCTGAAATTAACGACTGCTTGACCATTGGGCAAATATCGCATTTCTGGACTGCCACCGAGCCTACCCACGATAATAAGTGTGTGATATGTCATTATTTCTCGTCTTTCGTTTTGGGTTTAGTTGCATATCCCAAAAGCATTAATGTAAACACCCACGGATTATTTGTTTCTCTAAATAGCAAATAAATAACCCCCAAAACACAAAGATCAAAAATTACGACAATCGCAATGGTAACAATTTCTTCTTTTTTCATCTTATTTTCCTTTCATCACTAAAAATATTCCCAATTTCCCGAACAGTTCGATCAGACTTTGTTCGCTCACTTTACTATTGCCCATTCTTAATTTAATTGCCTCAGCTTCATAGCTGATATTCTTTTTATCCTTTTCGTCCAGATGCTCGTAGGCGGACATGATAGCCTCCGTGACTACTGTACTGCGTTGAGTTGGTTTGTATTTATTCATTTCATCACCTCCAGGAAGGCGCGCATGATAGCGAGAGGGTCGGCGGCCAATAATGTAAATAAATCCTTTGGCACATTTCCTTTCCACGAATTGCCCTCTAGCGCAGAATCAAACATTTGCAAATCTAAATCCAGATTATGAATTAACGCATCTATGAAACCAGAACGCTTATCCTCTGGCACTGCTTCTATTAGCTCGTGCAAATCGTTGTTAAATCGCTCGTAGTCAGGCAGACCAACCCTAGTAACCTTGCCATTCGTGTAAAGCTCTTCCCATATTTTACTTTCGCCATATTTCTCTACATTGATGTCAGTATCCCTTCTCCACCTGCACTTCTCAGCGCACTTTATGCGCAGCTCTTCGGGTGTCATTTCGCTAATCTCGGTCATTGGATTTTCCCTCATTAAGAATTTCTTCGCATTTCTTTTTCTCAGCCAATAGATAGGATATTGCTATATCAAGATGCGCAATAGCATTATAAATTTCTCCATATATAGGTGGAGAAAACCGGTTTGCCAGTTCTAGTAAACTTTCTTTTCTGCCTTCTACTGCCTTGATCTTTTCGTTGATTGTCAAAATTTTAACCTTATAATCAATTATCATCTCATCTCCTTTCCATAGACATCTTTTCAGCCAGTTGTTTTACCTGTCCTTCCAATTTGTACTGCTGCTGGAAGTTCCTTACCTGTGGCAGCATTTTCATTTCGTCTACCGCCCTAGCATAAAGTGATTCGTAAACTTTGAAAAAGTGCGCTCGGTCTGCTACGATATTATCCGATTCGCACAGGGTGATATAACCCATAATGGATACAGCTTTTTCTACCAGGGGATGAGAGTATTCTGGAACATGGACAGAATCATCATATCGGTAATAATCTCCGCATTTTGCTATCTGATCCTGAACTTCTTTCCATGCTTCATAAGCTGATGGTATTTTGTTCGTTCCTGCCATAATGAGATACGCCGCGTCCCTGATCTCCGCAACAGTCGGGAAAAACTTTGTCGTAGTTGTAATGTGTAAGATTGCCTGCTCTAAAACATCCTCTGGAATATCCCGTAAAGTTAATTGATACACCCTGATAGTTTCCGCAGTAACCTTGTTATTGGGATAAGCAGCAGTAAGGATAGCCATTGCCTGCGTGATCTTCTTTGGATCACTCATAGAGGTAGCCTCATCTGCTGTTGAGCGTCTTTGATTCTCTTGACGGCGATCTCAAAATATTTTGGATCAATCTCAATTCCGATGAATTTGCGCCCTATTTGAACACAGGCTACGCCAGTTGTTCCCGAACCCATGAACGGGTCGAGGATGGTGTCGTCTTTTAACGCACTAAACCGAATAACAAACTTTCGCATAAACTCAATGCTCTTTGGGCAAGGATGTTCTATATTCCTGCCTGGAACGTGAGAATCGTTTATAACATCCATTCTTGCTCCCATGCCATGCGCCAAATACGGGTCTTTTCCATAACAAAGAATAGGTTGCCAAGAAGTAAAACCAAACGAGTTCCGGGCGTTCGTAGTACCATATACCCACGCGGCAATCCATTTTGCGGGTGGATAACTCCAAACGTTCGTGTGTCCACACGTGATTGCAGAGCAATTACTAACCCGCAATATCTCCGGCATTACTTTGTTTATCAGGTCTTTTAAGTTGTCCTGTGTATCCTCGAACGTATTGTATTCAAATCCAAGCCCATACGGCGGATCAGTAATCACAGCATCCACGCTCTTGTCTGGTATCTCTTTCATCACTTCCAAACAATCACCCAGGTACAGCGCGCAGTCGCCAAGAACAACTTTATCTTGATACATCTTCCTGCTCCAATCTAGCCAGTTCTGCTTTCACTGCGTCCATGCCGGTATTTTTTTTCATTGGCGTTTTTGATATGCCATTAACATACCAGTCTAACAACCATGCAAGATTTACCGGTTTATATCCGCGACTGCACCACTCTTGATAACAATGTTTCATTTTCAGTTCGTCTGGATTATCACCAAGAACCTCAATTACCTGGTCATAATTTATTTTAGGTGGATAGCGTCCAGTAAGACGCCTGAAAGATACTATCGCCGGGTGTTTACTGCGATCATCAGTATTTTTCTTGCGTTTTTTCTTCTCTAGAACGGGCTCTCCGTCCTCTGTACATGGTTCATAAGTTGGTTCAGAAACTGTGGATTTATCCACAGCAAAATCTTCTTTAATAGGGATATTATTAAT